ACATCACAGGGTGGTGAATACTTCGCCGCCGGTGTCGGTGGTGCGATCACGGGACGTGGTGCGGATTTATTAATCATTGATGACCCGCACTCGGAACAGGACGCGCTATCACCTACAGCGATGGAGTCGGCCTACGAGTGGTACACATCGGGTCCTCGTCAGCGTTTGCAACCGGGAGGCAAGATCGTGCTCGTTATGACGCGTTGGACGACAAAAGATTTAACAGGTATGTTGGTCAAGAATCAATCGGAACCGAAAGCCGATCAATGGCACGTGGTCGAATTTCCGGCGATCATGGACCACGGCTCAAAGGACGCCAAACCCGTGTGGCCGGAGTATTGGAAGTTAGACGAATTAGAAAAGGTTCAAGCAACACTGCCCACGGCCAAATGGAACGCGCAGTGGATGCAGAACCCGACTGCAGAAGAGGGAGCGATATTAAAACGAGAATGGTGGAGGACTTATACCGGAGAAGATATACCAGAACTACATCATGTTATACAATCTTACGACACAGCGTTTTTGAAAAAAGAGACAGCTGACTACTCAGCGATAACCACGTGGGGTATATTTTACCCCGACGAAGATAGTGGTGCCAATCTCATACTTCTCGATGCTATTAAGGGACGTTATGAGTTTCCGGAACTAAGACGTTTGGCGTTGGAGCAGTATCAATATTGGAAACCTGAAACGGTCATCGTCGAGGCAAAAGCTAGTGGTTTACCATTAACATACGAGCTGAGAAAGATGGATATACCGGTGGTGAACTTCACACCCTCAAAAGGAAACGACAAGCACGCCCGTGTAAATGCTGTTGCACCTCTGTTCGAATCTGGTATGATATGGAGTCCTGAGCAAAAATTTGCTGAGGAGGTCATTGAAGAGTGCGCGGCATTCCCATATGGCGATCATGATGACCTTGTGGATTCTACGACACAAGCGAT